ATTCGGCGGTGTCGTCCGCAAACCGGACGCGGAGCCAATAGGTGAAGTCGGCCGTGACGAGCTGGCCCGCAGGCGGCGGCGTTGCGAAGGTGACGGAACCAGTCGCGGCATCGACCGTGTAATTCGCGGCGGATTGCTGGATCCCGTCGAAATAGATCGCCGAGACGGTATTGGGCGCGGTGATCGGTTCGGCGAAACCGCCCATATGGCGCAGGAGCTGAAAAGCCGTGCGGCTGCTGTCTCCGGTGCCGAGCGGCTGAGCGGCCGCGATGTCGTCGGTCGGATCGTCGAACAAAAAGGGCTGCAACGCGCCCTGCTGCTGCAGAAAGAAGCCGGCGAGGGTGCGGAGCTCGTCGTAGCTGGGGCTGCTAATGGCGCGCATGTCGTTGCGGTCGCGCAACAGCGGGTAGGTCAGCGTCCAATTCCACAGCGGATAGGGCTGATCGAGGGCGCGCAATTCGCGGCCGTTGACGGCGCGCTGGATGCGCGTCGCAAAGCGCGGCGATTTCACGACTGACCAGCCCAGGCCGGGCAATGACGGAAAGATCGCGGTCATAGGGTTCCGCTTTTAGTTAGCGCAAAGGGCGCAATGGCGGCGCAAAGGACACGAAGGCGCCGGAGCCGCTCAGGCGAAGACGTGGGTACCCGGCACAAGGCCGGGCAGGGGGCTCCGGTCAATGTCACAATGTTCTGGGGGTGAGGGTGTTGGAGCGCAGAAGGTTACGCACCGCGCCCGGGTTGCGCGCGAGGAGCCCGGTGAACCAGCGCTCGACCGCGGGGCCGTCCGATGGCCCGTGAAAATGCAGGTGCAGATCGCTGGACGAGCCGCTTGCGCCGTCGGCGATCAGGTTCTGCAGCCCTTCGCTGATCGAGGCCGGCAACACCATCTCGCGCGCATGCAACAATGCCGGCGTCATGCCGGCGAAATTCGGCAACACCCAGCCGCCCGCGGCCGACGGCACGATACCGCCCTTTGCAAACGCGAACAGGCCGCCGAGAAACCCGAAGAGACCGCCGCCGCTCTGGCCGGGCGCACCGAAGATCGAGCGCGACAGGGTGTTGCCGAGGACGTCGCCGACGCCCTCGCCGATTCCCGGCGCGGGCTGGCCGAGAAGCCCCGCGAGCGGGCCCGCGCCGAATTTCGAGACGGTCGCACCGACCATGTCGACGATGCCGCGCTCGACCGAGCGCAGGATTTCGGTCGCCGCCGAACCGAAGCTCTGCGTGCCCTCGATGAGTCCCTTGACCGCGTTGCGCCAGCCGGCGCCGATCTCGTCAAAGGCCTGCCGGTAGGGCAGTGCGAGGCGGTCGGCCTCGTGCCGCGCCGCTTCGGCCAGGCGCGCCTGGTCGCGCGCGACCTCGACCGAATAGCGGTTGGAGAGATCGATGAGCCGGCGGAAGGTCTCGGTCTTGTCGGCGAGGCCCGCCGCGTCGTTGGCCAGCACCTGCTCGAGGCGGGCGCGCTCCTCTTCGCTCTGCCGCGCGGTGTAGTCGATGTCGAAGCCGAGCGCCTGGCGCAAGCTGAGGGCGCGCGAGGCGACGAGCTCCTGCATCTCGGATTTGAAGATTGCGAGCCCGGCCGCGCCGGCATGCTGGATCGCCGCCTCGGTCTCGGCAAAGGCGGTCTTCAATTGCACGACCGGCCCGACGGCGCCCGCGACGGCCGATTTCAGCGACGCCAGCGCACTGAGCGCGCCGCCGATATCGGCGCCGAATTTGATCTGCACGTCGTCGGCCACTCGTCACCTCAACAAGAGAATTCACCACAGAGGCAGTGAGGCAGTGAGACAAAAGAAAACGCTCTAACGCAAAGGGCGCGAAGGCTGCGCAGAGGGCGCGAAGACATCGCGGCGCTGAAGCGCCATCGCGTCCCATCGCGCGGCCTTTGCATCCTCCGCGTTAGCTGATTTGGTGCGCGCCGCGCGCGCGAATTGATTCCACAACCCCGTGCCCGGCTTTATGCCGGGCACCCACGTCTTTCTTGGCGCATCCGAGATATTTCAGACGTGGATGGCCGGAACAAGTCCGGCCACGGGGATCTGGGGGTCGTTTGGCGGAATGCGCTGCGCTTTTCCGCCCTACGCGTTGGGTTACTTCACTTCGATGGACCAATAGCCGGCGGGGTTGCGGCCGGCTTCCATGTTGTTGGCGCCGGTCCACTCGACAAAGGTTGTGTAGGTGAAATGCGCGCCGCAATACGGCACCTCGGCCGCGCGCGCGGTCAGCCGGTGACGACCGAGAAGGCCGGCCGACAGATCGCGCCGCTCCATCTTGATGCGCGGCTTCACCGCATTCTCGATAAACCGGTAGAGCGCGAGCCGCTCGAGGCCGGGGCAGCGCCCTCCGAGGATGCGCGCGACGATGTCGTAGACACCGCTCTGGTCGTATGCTTCGGCCGCATGCGCCGGGATCAGATCGCCGAGGAGGCTGGCTTCGACGCTCGCCACCGTGTCGTCGGGGGCGAGGCGCAAGAGCATCACCTGCGTTTGCGTGCGGCCGGGGATGCGGCCGCTGATATTGACGAGGCCGGCGCCGAACGGCCGGCCGTTGACGTCGGTCATGTGACGGCGCGACAATGCGGAAGCGAGGCGGCCCTCGTCGAGCTGCATCGAGGCGCGCAGCGATTGCACGCAGGCCTCGACCTTTTGGCCGAGGCAGCCGGGCCCTTGCGCAGCGTCAGCGGCCGGCTGCTGCGCCGCGATCGCGGGCGCGCTCGCGGCTGCCAGTTCCACCATTGCGACGAGGCCGCCTATCGACAACCAGCGCATCGCCCCTCCCCTTTCGGTCAACATACAGAATTATGCCGGCGCGCGAGCCGCCCGCAATCCGTCACAGGCCGGCGGCGCGGGCATCGTTGCGGGCGCGGAGCGCGGCGGGATCGAGGATTGGCGGCGGCATCGCGATTTGGGTTGCGGGCATGACCGCGAGACCGTGCGGCGGCATCGCTGCGAGAGCAGCCAGCGCGGTCTCCGGCGCGGCTTGCGCCGAGGAGTTTGCGGTCGATGATACCGGGAGCTACCAGCCGAGGAGGCGCGCAACCGCCTGCAACAATAAATGCGGCGGCGGGTTGTCCTCCCAATAGCGAAAGATCTCGCCGGCCTCGGCGAGGGTCATGTCGTCGATCACGCGGTAGCTGTAGCCGCAGCCGGTGGCGAGGGCGCCATAGACGGCGCCGATCCCCGGGTCACGTCCGCGGATGGGGCGGGGCTCGCTTCCGCTGTCGGTGGGCTCGCCGGATCCCCGGGCGTGACCCGGGGATCGGCTTCCCCCGGCGGCGACTCCTTCGGAGAGAGCCCGGCGCAGTTGAGGATCGCGGCGACCGCGGCGTTCAATTCGGCGAGGCTCGCCTTGAGATCGAGCACAGTGTCTGGGGTGAGTTCGGGATGCGCGGCGGCGAGCCCGGCCGCGACGAGCCGCGCCGCGGCGTCGATCAAGGCGCCGCCCGAGGCGCCCGCCATGGCATCGAGCGCATCGAGCAGGTGACGCAATTGTCCGAGGGTCGGCGGGCGCAAGGTGAAATCGCGGCCGCCAAGCCGTACCGTGTCGGTCATGCATGCCTCGTGTAAAAGAGAACGTAACGCAAAGGGTGGGATGAACACGCTAAGGAACGCAAAGGCGCTGGCCCTGCAGGATGTCGCCCTGACAAGCGGGCTCCTCCCCGCGTTGCAGGGGAGGATCATCCCGCTTCACCCCTCATCGGCTTTACTGCGCATTGTGAAAAAGATTTACTCGGCGGAGCTGAGGGTGCCGATCGTGCCGGTGGCATCGGCGAAGGCGCTGAAATCGAATTCCTGAATTTCATAATCGTCGGTCTTGGTCGGCAATGACAGCTTGGAGGCGGTGCAGGCGTTCAAGACGAGCGCGAGCCCGGAGGCGGCTCCGCCGGTCGTCTTTGTCGTGTAGAAGGTCGCCTTGAAGGTCGGCGTGTAGCCCATGAACTGATTGGTCAAGACGAGCTTCTTGCCGGCCGCGTTGACGTTGTAGACATAGCTGATCGCGAGCGCGGCGTTCGCATCGGCAGCGGCGAAGGTGTAGATGCCGGTCGCGCTGTTCACCGAATACTGGCCGGCAGCGGCGGGTGTCGTTACGCGGGTGAAGCGGCCGCCCGCATTGTTGCCGTTGGCGTAATAGACGCCGAGATCGTCGGCAAAGCTCGCGGCGTTTGCGACGGCGATCGTAAAGGGCGTCGTGGCCGGGACGGTCGCGGCCTCGTTTTCGGCGACGGTCAACTGGCCCGCGGCGGGTGTCTGACCGAAAAACAGATCGCCGTAAATCGCGCCGAAGATGCGCGCGAATTTCGCCTTGCCGCCGATCTTGCCCTGACCGCGCGCGATGTCGACCGGAAACTGGAACTGGCCCCACAGCTCCTTCGTGGTCCAGTCGAAATCGATCTGCACGTCCTGCAGAATGCCGAACTGGTCGGGGCCGATGCCGCCGCCGGTGACATCGGTGCGGTTGCCCCAAAGCGCGCCGGCGCCGAAGGCGAGTTGCATGTGATCCTCCAGAGGTCAGAAATGAAAATCAGAGCTATGGATCGGGCGCGGCCCCGCGCGCAGAAAAATGGTGTCCCGGCGAAAGCCGGGTTCCACTTGTCAGAGGCATGAGCGGCGGAAGGGTGGGTCCCGGCTTGCGCCGGGACGCGGATCGTTTGGGCTTATTCTTTTGCCGTGGCGCTCGTGACGTTTTGCAGGAGGCGCTTGAGCTCTTCCTTGGCGGCGAGGGCGTGGTTCCAGGCTTGCGTCACCTGCGCGACCGGCGATCCCGAGAAGTGCTCCGCCCACCAGCGCTCGATCAAGGCTTCAATGTCATCGCGTTCGGGCTTCGCGATGCTCGAGTCGTCGTTGTCCATGCTTCGCTCCTTGATGATTCATGGTTGCGGTCACAGGCAGAGGATTTCGACCGGGATGATCGCGATCGCCTGGTCGCCGAGGACGCCCTCTTCGGTCTCGATCTTGCCGGCGATGGTGGCGTGCTGAACCATCGAGGGGAGGCCGAGATCCTGCAGCCCCGTCGTGGCGGCCGGCGCGAGCGCCGCTTCGACCGCATCGACAAGCGGGTTGAGCACCGTCGCGGGCGATAGATAGGGGTCGCTGGAATGGGCGTAGAGGTAGAGCTCGACGAGAAGCGTCCAGACGGTCGGCGCGCCGAGCGTCTTCACGGCGGCGATCTCCGATTTCTGCGCCATGAACAAAGAGGGCTGCTCGGCCGGCGCGACATCCGACCAATGTCGCAGGCGGCGCTCGGCGGTGACAAAACCGGCGGCGTCGGCGGCGAGATCGAACAATGCGGCGTAGATCGACTCGCGGGCGATCATCGTTTCGATGCCTTACGAAAAATCCTGCCGGGCGAGGGTCTTTCAGCCGTTACAACTCTCACCCTCCCAGCGCTTCGCGCCGGGCTGTCCATATGCGTTGCCCTCACCCGCCGGGCCTCTCGGCCCGGCTGCCCTCTCCCGCGGTGCGGGAGAGGGGCTTTCTGCACCGCTGCTACATTGAGCATGGCGACCAGCGCGTTAAGCCGGGTGGTGAGCGCAGCGGCGTCAAACGTCGGGGTGATCATAGGGCGGCTCCGAGCAAGGCCGGGGCGGTGGCGGTCGGCGCGAGGCGGCGCGCAAACCCCGAAGCCGGCGCGACGGCGCGGTATTGGGACAGCAAGGTTTTCACAGAGTCGCTCATATCCTTTTGCGAGAAGGTGACGGTCTCGCCGGTGCCGAGCGCCTTCGACATTTCGCCGATGCGGGTGCGCTCGCGATAATGCCGTGCGACCAGCTCGATGCAGGCCTGCGCGATATCGGGTGGGACGGTCGTGTAGCCGGCGGTGTAGGTGATGGCCGTGTTCTGCGGCCGCCGAGTGAACACATAGCCGCGCAATGCCAACTCGGTCGGCGTGAAGGTGTAGCCCGCGCCAAAGCCGGGAGTGCCAATATCCTCTGGGGTCGGCGCCGGCGGGATCGTGATTCCGTCGATCGAGAGCGACAACACGGCGGTGACCGGGATATTGGCGAAGGCCAGGAGCTGGCCGCCGGTGCCGTCGCGGATTTCGAGCCAATCGGCCGAGGCGATCGGGCGGCCGAGCCAGTTCTGGATGAACTCGCTGGCGGCCGCGATCAGGCGCGCGAGGAGCGCATCGTCCGTCGACGGGAACGGGTTCGCCCCGGTCTGCAGCCAGGCCTTTACATCCGAGAGCGTTGTCAGATCCCCATAGGCCATCGAAAGCTGCTCCTAAAAAGACACCACGAAGGACACAAAGGGTTTCATGAAGGACGCAAACAACAAGCCGGCGTCCCGGCGAAAGCCGGGATCCACTGTTCAGCCGTTCGTGCCTCCGAAGAATGGGTCCCGGCTTTCCCCACGGATCAAGTCCGTGGGCTAAAGGCCCACGGGACGACGGATTTAGGGCGGCGCCGGCCCGCTGGGTGGTCGGGTGGGGGAGCGGGCCGGCGCCGTAGCCGGCGCGGATGCGTCGGCGCACCAACCAAGAATCAACCGTTGGCGATGTTGGTGATGACGCCCATCGCAAAGGGCGCGTAGATCGCCAACACCTCTTCCGCATAGACACCGACCTGGCGCTGGCGCGTCACGACCGGCCAGTCGATCTGGTAGTAATCCTGCCGCGTCTTCACCTCGGCGACATTCGGCACCTCGTTCGACTGGTACTGGATCGGCAGGTTCTCGGCAAAGCCGATGATCGTGCCGGGCGGGACGCGCGGATGGATGCGCACCGGGATCTTGAGGCCGCCGTTCAAGGTGAACGGGTTGAAGTAGAACGAGACCGCCCCGGCGGCGGCGAGATCGTAGGGGTTGCCGTCGGTGGAAACCTCGTATTTGAGGAGCGGGCCCGACGCGTTCGACAACACCTTGGCGGTGATGTTCTTCAGCTCTTGCACATTGACGTAGAGCACGGTCGGCGACACCTGGTAGAGGTTCCACATCTGCTGGAACATGTCGTCGATCTCGGTGACCGAGCCGCGCCCGGACGCGGTGAGCGCCGTGCCGGTGCCGGCGGCGCCGGTCGCCATCGTTTTGACATAGGCGTTGGAGCCGGATTTGAGCGCCGCGGTCAAGAGGCCGTCATAGGCGTAGTTGGGGTTTGCCGAATTGTCGGCGGTGACGGCGGTGGTGGCCTGCTGCCCGCCGGTAAGCGGCGCCGCGAAGCTGGCGCTGTTGATCGTCGTGATCGCCTGCAAGGTCTCGGCGCCGGCGGCGCCGACATACCAGGCATAAGCGACCGCGCCCTGCAATGCGGTGACACTGGCGAAGAGGGTTTGTCCGAGTGTGACCGCCTGCGTGGCGTTGGCGCTCTTGTTCGAGGAACCGCCGGAGAGGACATACGTCTTGCCGTCGGCGCCGGTGATCGTTTTGGTGGTCGCGATGCCGGCGGCGAGCGATGAATTCTGATAGCCCTCCAAGGTCAGCGCGACGGCAATGACCGAATAGGTCGCGGCCGGCAAAGTCGCGCCGCTGCCGGAGGCGGAAAGCGACGGCGTCGCAGGCGTGCCGAGCTGCAGTGACGCGTTGCCGCCGAGGATCGCCATCTCCTCCTTCAGCATCATTTTCTGCAACAGGCGGAAGGTCATGCGCGCCTGGATGTCCTCGAAATGGCGACCGGCGCTGATCGCCTCGTAGGTGGCCGCGTCCTCTTCGCCGATCGTCACAAACGACGCGGATTTGGACGCGGTCGTGTAGGACATCTGGCCGGAGCGCTGGCCCTCCGGAACCCAGCCCATCGCATCGAAGCCGGAACCGAGAAGCGCCGTCACCTGGCGCCAATTTGTCGCCGTGCCGGTGCCGCCGCCGATGCGCGGGATCGAATTTCTGAGCGGCGTCACAAACGGGTAGAGATTTTTCGCCGGCATCTGCAGATCGAAGGCGACGAGGCCGGTCGAGGCCGAGATGGTTTTTGTGATGCGGTCGTCGGGCGAGGCGAGCGCGCCTTTGACGAGATCCAAGGTGTCCTGGGTCGGGTTCATCGGTTGGTCCTTCTGCTGGAATAAAAAAACCCGGCCTAGAGCCGGGCGGATTAGGAAAAACGCGTTACCGCGGAGGGCGCGGTGTTTACCGGGCGGGGCGGAGCGGGGTGGCGCGGGCGGCCTTGATAAGGGCCAAGGCGCGTTCCTCGTCACTCATGCGGGCGAGCGCCGCGACGATGTCGTCAGTTGCGACCAAGGCGGCGGTGCCATCGTCGTGCTTGGCGATTGCGGAGAAGCCGCGGGCGACGGTCAGGGGCGGCAAGGGTGTTTGTGCGATGTCCTCGACGCGGCGCTGCAGCGCGTCGAGGCGCGGCAGGATGTCGTCGGCGAGCTTGGCGACGGTCGTGCTCAGCTCGGCGGTTTCAGCATGGCGCGATTTGCGCAGGCTGCCGGAGAGAGCGAGCGCGGCGATTGCGTCGGTGTTTTCCGAGGAGAACGAGTCGAGCAGCTCGCAGAGCTCGGCGAGCAGCGCGCGCAGCCTGCCCGGAGCGCCGGCGTTCCGCGGGCTTGCCCCCACCCGATCGCCACCCCGTTCCCCGTGGCCGGGCTCGTCCCGGCCACCCACGTCTTTGGTGTCGCGCCCGATCGAAGACGTGGGTGCCCGGAACAAGTCCGGGCACGGGGCTATCAAAGCTTCCGGCAGCTCATCGAGGCGCTTGAGCGTGTCAGCGGCGGAGGTGTCGACGGCGGCGCGCTTCCAGCAATCGAACACCGCCTCGGGGTTGGCCGGGCGGTCGACGACCGAGATCTCGCTCAGCGCGAGACCGGTGACGATGTTGCGGTCGGCGGGATCGCGCGCGGTGACATGGCCGCCGATCGAGAAGCCCTTGTAGACGCCGGCGACGACCTTGCGCCAGGCGTCGTCATCGACGATGCGGGCGCCGAGATAGAGCCCCTTGTGGTCGATCGCGGCCTCCTCGGCGATGCCGACCGCGGAGGGCTGGTGCATCTCGCGGATATTGGCAAAGCGCATGTAATCCTCGAGCGCCGCGGCGAGGGCGTCGCGGCGGATCACTTCGCCCTGCTCGTCCTCCGCCTCGGTCGAGGCGTAGCCCCACACCATATGCTGCTCGTGATCGAGCTTTTGGATCGGCCAATAAAACCGCATCAAGATGACTCCTGATTTACAATGCTCTGTGAGGCAGTGAGAAAGGAGGATTCACCACGAAGGCACGAAGACCAGGAAGCTCCCCTTCGGCGTCCCGGCGAAAGCCGGGATCCACTTTTCAGCTTCTCGTGACTCGGATGAGTGGGTCCCGGCTTTC